TATTAGTATCTGCATCTCCAGAAATACTATCTAGTTGTACTGCACCTACATTTGATAAAGCAGCATCACCAAAGTCCACAGCACCTGCAACAGTAAGTGTTCCTGATACATCTACATTACCATTAATATCAATTGTAGTTGCAGCAATTTGTACTTCTGTGTCTGCTACAATGTCAAGCTGGCCGTCAGTACTAGAATTAATATAGAGGCCAGTATCACGAAACTGAATCTTCTCTGTTGACGCAATAAGTAGATCATCAGAAAACTCAAAGTAATCCTCATCCTCCATCCACTTTAGTACACCATCATTAGTCTCACCATCAAAGGTTATAACAATGTCTGTACCTGTAGTACCTGCACCAAACGTTAAAGCATGACCAGCCATTGTACTAATGGGACCACCTTCACCTGTAGTACCGTCATGTGTGTGTCCTGTGCTTGCGGCAAACGCAGCTAGTAGCTGATCAAATTCATCATTGGTGTGAGCCGCAGTAATGGTATCGCCATCTACGTATGTTGATTGTCTTGTGTATGTAGCACCCATTTAACGTCTTGCTCCTAATTGATATTCTAGCTGAAACCCTTTAAGTGAGTAGGGGTTGGTTACTCCATCATCTTCCACTTTTAATGTTACAGAAAAACCTGAACCTTCTACAGATTGTCTTACAAGTGGCTCTTCGCCACCGCCATAAACAAATTGGGTTGCGCTAGAAGTTGTACTATATACTGCATTATTGTATGAAGCAGCTAATTGGCTGGTATCAAATGGATACACAGCAGGTCTTGCAGACTCTCTATCTTCATTATCATAACGTACAAATAAGTCAGCGTCAACAGAGCCTTCTGGTTTATAGTTAATAATAACACGTTGCATATGTTTACGTATGCCGGGATCACCAAATGCCATATCAGGACTTCTGTACTTACCTTCTATAGTAGTTCCATCAAAGGTATTGCCAGCTTCTTGTCTTTGTATAAATCCATTAACGTCACCGTGTAATACAAATACATCACCTGCTATAATGTGAGTATCAGTACAAGTTGTTTGTAACCCAAGTATTTCTGAAAACTCAAACGTTTCTTTTTTTAGTACACATATAGCACCTTTTGAAAGAGTAGCATTTTGTCCATCTTTATTAAAAAATATTCTATACTGTGTTTTGTCTGGAATAACTACACTGTCAAAAGCCGCAGCATCACTAATGTTTTCATCAAATAGAGATTGAATATTTTTACTAATAGTGCCAAGTTCCGTATCCCCAATACGTTCTGTAGCTGCAATAGTTCGCAATCCATCTGGACCAAGAAATATTAAATCACCTGCAAATTCTTGTACAGTAAAACTATTAATACATCCAATGTTTCTTGTTACAGCTTCAACTTCAAAATTTGAGGATGATGATCCTGTTAATTTAAAAATTCTATTTTCACAAAATATAAATAAATTATTACGAAAAACTTTTAATGCAACAACTGTATCATCTACTTTAATACTACCTGCACCATCTCCCGATTGAAAACCATCTTCATCAAAAGGTTCACTAAATATTATTTCCTGTGGTGTTGTAGATTTACCTGCATAAAACATATGGTTTCTATATGCTGCTACAACAGTTGCACCTGATACACTACTATCGGTAACATCTGTAGCAGATAAAGAGGAATTAAAAATTACAGGAGCATTAACCCCATCTACACAAATAAGTTTTTCTGTGCCATCAAAGTTAAATCTTTCAAAGTGGTACTTTGTTGCGTTAGTTCTACCTGTATCTCTTTCTGTCCAAGACTCGGATACTACATCACCTTTTTTATGTGCTGCAGCAGTCGTGCTTGAGGTTGCTCTAGTTACACCTGTAAAAGCTGTGCTTGATACGCCTGTGTAAGTAAATATTTCTGAGTTAATTTGGATAGTGCCACTAGAAGAAAAACCTGTAGTAGACTTTACTGTAATACTACCAGAGCCTGTCATACTTGTATCGGACGCAACAGCAATATTTACTTCAGTAGAAGCAGAGCTATATATTCTTTCACCTCTAGCAGCTACTACTTTATTTGCAAAATTTACAACCATTAAAGGTTTTTCAGCAGTAGTATTTGTAATAGGAATAACATGATTAATAAACTTTCGGTAGCCATCTATTCTACGATATCCACCTTGAATATCAGGCTCAAAGTTTAATAGCTCTATTGCCTCTCCCGGTTGCATAATAAAACTAGAACGGTTTAAAACTAAACCGCCCTCACAGTTAAATGCTACTGGTTGTACTTGTGAGCTATCAGGCATTAATTAATAACCCCAGACATAAAGTTAATAGAACCACGTGGCCTTAAAACAACAGTTGATCTAACATACTCAAATTTATTAATAAGAAGACTTTGCATATTCTTAATGCCTTGCTCAAAACGTTCAAAATTTAATTGGTATTGATTTAACTCTCCACGATATTGATAAACGTAAGCAGTTGCACCGTCTACTATTACAGGTGCAAATCTATCAGGTATACTTGTTGTATCACCGTGAGCTGATAAATCAGAGGGAAAGGTATAGTAATCAAAAGCTAGTGTATAAGCTTTATCAGGATAGGGATGAAGTAGATAGTTATTATCAGGAGTACGTACAATACTTCTGGGTACACCACCACTATCAAACTGTGTTACTGCTACGCCACTAGAATGTGCAGCAGCAGTAGTGCTGTTAGCACCACGTGTACAACCTGTAATATCATTACCTAGTATTCCGGTGTAGGTAACTTGCTCACTGCCTATATGTACTGTGCCTGTAGTAGCAAGTCCTGTAGTAGATGCAAGAGTTAGCGTAGCTACACTGTCAGAGTGTGATCCATTTAGTGTGGTAGCTACAACGTCATCTTCTTGATCAGCAAGACCGTTTTGAATATACTCATTATAGTTAAGCGTTGTAAGACTGTTACCTGACACATTAAGATCAGTGTCTTTTTTAATTCTAGCTGTACTATAGTCTATAGACTTAGTGCTTGTTGGAAGAGTATACCTAGTTTGTCCTGCTACTAATGTGGAAGAATTACTATCGTGATTAAAAGAATACCCAAACTCACGCTGGTTGATGTATCGTATAGATTCATTAACCGCATTCTTACACTGTGTCTGAATACCTCTAGCACTGGAAAAGGTACTAGAAGTAAGTTCTACCTCGTTCATTCTTGTAATGACACTATTAGTTAATGTAAGAAAAGTAAGAGCCATTATATTTCCTAAATATATTTCTTATACCCCAAGAATTTTTTGTTGTATAAGTTTGATACACTAATGGGGCCAGCATATAGCCAGCCCCAAAGTATGTAGGTTTATTACACCAAGTCACGCTGTGCAACAGCAGCTTCGGTGTGAGCGGCAGAAACATCTGCAATTACTGCATAGACACGCAAGCGTCCAGTAGCAGCAGCAGCACCAGCAATAGTTACATCAATGGTATCTGCAGCACCTACGCAAGCAAGTGATTCAGCAGCAAATGTTGAAGCTGAACCTGTACTTACTACGTTAGCTTCACCGTTACTACCTTTTGCAAGGTATGTACCGGCAGCAGCATCAAGTGCAGCACCATCAATAATATCATCTCCACCACCAAAGTCAATATTACAAGTACAACTTGCAGTAAAAGACTTCATGATTTCTGCACCGGCAGCAATAACTACTGTCTCTGCAGGAATCTCAAGGAGTTGAAAAATGTCACCATTAGCAATGGTAGCATCTGCAGCAATCATAGCGTCAATGTCTAGTATTGCCTCAATTGTACGTACTGCATTACCAACAACAGTTGGAACAGCAAGTACGTTAGCCCCTACGCCAGCGGTAGAAGCAACGGTCATATCAAACGTAGCCATAGTTTATATCTCCTTTACGCTGCGTTATAACGGGCGGTAACGATTGCTTCAGGACGAAGAATCTTACGACCGTATAGATGCATACCACGAACAATGTCAGCAAAGCTGTCAGGGTCACGATATGATTCTGTTTTATTGATCTGCTCCGCAGTTGCTACAGCAGAATCATGTCCAGCTACAATTACACCAAGGTTGGTTAATTGGTTAGCTGTTCCTGAAGTACCCGGTCCAGTGCCGAGGGCTGGCAAGTTAGACGAGGAATATACACGGAAGCCGTGGAAGTTGTTAAGGACAAGTCCATTACGCAGTCCACCTGATTCACCGAAGTCTGCATTCATAAAGCGTGAATCTTCATCAGCAAGAATTTCCATGAACACTGGATCAACTACCAACCAACGACCTTGAGAGTCAACTTGTTGTTGATCAAGCAAACGTTTCATACGTGCAATAATCATTGCAGGAGAAACGGTAGCAGTTGGCAACGATGTAGCACCGGGCATACGTGCAGTCACAGGGATTGAGTGAGTGCCAGCAGAAGTAGTGGTGATGT